AAATGGTAACGGGTATTTTAATTATCCACCTAAAGTTGGGTGGAAATTTAATTTTCATGATACTTGGATAGATGCACATTTTAGTGGAAACACTTCTGTGGAAACAAATATACCAACAGGTACAACAACAAGTAATTTATCGGGTACAACATTTACATCAGGTAATTTTTTATCAATTGGAACTACGGGATTAACAGGAGCATTTATTGAATATAATAAGAGTGAACTTAAAGAAAGAGTAATAAGTGAAGCCTATCATAAGTTCACTTCACCCATATTAATATTTAATCATGGACAAGACGATGAGTCATTATTTTCGGAATCATCTGTAAATAATTTACATGGTTTATATTATCAACCTTATCATAGGATTAAAATAAGACAATTATCCCCATACATCGAAACTTCAAATACCGATGAAATACTTAATTTGCCCGATAATGTAAAATATTTTGAAAGTGAGGGAGTGTGGAAATGGAGAGATTTATATGATCAAGGATTTGTAGATCAAGATGGATATGGAACAAATTATCCGTTTATTAATAACATTCATTATATAAAAAACGATATTAATTTCTATTTAAGAAGTGAGAAAGATTATGTTAATAAATCGGATGGAATTAAGAAGTTTAAAGATAGTAAAATTTGTTAATGAAAATATTAAGAAAAGATATTGACCAAAATATTATATTAAATTCTGAGGACGTTTTTAAACTCGATCTTGGATGGCAGGATAATGCTCAAGAAATGGAAAAAGAACTTCTTGAAGACATCATTAACCCCGTACAAAATTTTGAGACGGTAAGATACATACACAAACCTTACGTTAATTCAAGTGGATTAACACAAACAGATATATGGTTTAAATTTAATTTTTTAAGTGGTGCAACATATGTTCAAGATTATGAACCAACAGGTCTAAGTGCTAAAGAGAATGCACTAATGTTAAGACAAACAACTGAAAGTTTTTTTAGATTAGAATTTTACAAAACACCAAATAATGTATCACCTGATAGAACAAATAGAAGATTGGTTTTTTCTAAAAACTTATCACTACCATTAGGTGAGAAATTTTATTATACTGTACTTAACGATTATATTTTTAAACCTGTTTTTATGGGTTCAAACTATAGAAATAAAGAAAATATGTATCTTTTTTGGTTTCAAGACGATAGTGCATTGAATGAAGAAACATTGACGGGTGATACTTTTTATATGACCGCAAAATTTTTTAATGCTGAAGATGGATTAATTACTGATTTTGTCACTTCAAATCTTTCAACCGAAGTTAACGAGAGTTCAAACATGTATTATAAAATGGTTATTAATAAATCGGATTATTCATATCAAATTTATAGATATAGCGGAACCACAGGAAGTAGAATTGGTGAATCTAACGACCCAATAATTTTTTTTGAAAGAAAAACTTAATGAATAAGAATAGATACGAAATATTAAAAAAACACATTAATACCACTAAACTTGTTTCATTAATAAGTCAAAATTGGTATGATGAAAATGGTAAATTAGTTCCTTGGACTAGTGGTAGTATCTATATTGGACCAAATACTGGTGACATTGTTTTCAATTTAACGGGAGGAACCGTAACAACTGGGTACTATAAATGGAACACACCAATAACAGGTAGATGGAATTTAATTGAACCCGCACCAACAAAACTAAGTACTGAGACCGATACGGAATATTTGAATAAAGTTAGTGCCAAAAATTTTGATAGTTTCTTTTTACCCATATTTTTAGAATCAAAGGTAGATGAAATGGGTGTAATGGTGGGATTTGATGGTAATATAGAACAAATTGAACAGTTATGTAATTTTTCATATACACAAACGGAATATACCATTCAAGTTTATAATACAGTAAATCCCGATGCGTTTAGGGGAATTTTAGAACAAGCTTATACAATAAATTGGGGAGATGGGAACACATCAGGATTAACTGTGAATAGTGGAGTAATTAGTACAAATTTCCCAACAATATCACATACTTATCCATCAACTGCAAGTGGTTATACTATTTCAATAACACTTGAAGCTCCTTGGACAACACAGAAAATAAACAAACAAATTAGTGTACCAAAAAATATAACACAAGATTTAATTGGTACATACACATATACAGGTACAAGTTTACCTTACTATAATACAACACCCACAGAATACTATTTACAAAGTGGTAGAACACAAGATTATTTAAATGATTTAGAATATAACCCACCAACTGGTTACACAGAATTTACATATTTAGGAATTGGTGGAAGTAGAATAGAAGAAAAAAGAAGGTACGGTGCAACAACATACGATGGTGTTACCGGAGGAACTGATTCAAACGGAAATTACAGTGGATATAGTTTTACATATACAGGAAATACCACAGGCACAACGATTATTCATTACAGAGATTATGAAGATGGTTTAACCTTAATTACAGGAAATACTACAGGATTTACAAAAGAGGAGGTAATTAATCAAACAATAACAAGAAACGAACATTTTCTTGGATTTGTCGATGACCCAACGGTTTATTCTGACATTTTTGTTGAAAGAGGAAAACAAGGTGTTTTGGAAAAAACACTTAGACTCGGTGAAATTGATAATGTTGGTGAATTAGGGATATATGGAAACGGATATTTTAATATCAGAAAACAATAAAAATTATATTTATTAATAAAAGTTATGGCAGTAGGTAGTTACGGAACAATAAGACCAGCAGACGTGTCCCCATCAGATGTGGATATATTCCTGCATTATGTACCAAATAGATTATCAACATCGGAAGTTACTTTCACAAAGTTAAGTTCTGAGGATATTTTGACACCTGTTTACCATAACGATGATACCGACACATCGGATGACGGAAGTGCGTCTGGTAACGAAATTTTAGGTGGTTTATACAATTTAAAACTTAGTTCATCTAATTTTTCTGATTTAGGTGTTTACACACTACACATAAGACCAAAACAAATACGACTATCGATAACAGATTGCGGAATTTTAGCTTCATTACCTTCGGTTAGAGGTTTAATAATTGATTTATCAAACGTTCCCACTGCGGATAGAGGTAAATTTACCCCACAAGGTTTAGTTGGATATAGAATAGAATACCTAAACGATGACTCAAGTAAAATTCCAAATTTTTATAGAATAGTAACATCTTCTTTTTATTGTACACCAGTGGTATCTAATTTGACCAGTACAACACAAAAAGCAATCAGATATCAATATAGTAATACAACAACAAATTTGATGTTTTTGACTGTCACACCATCGTCCGCACCATCAAGTAGACCGAACGTAGTACCATTCATTGGGGAACCAGGGCAAGATATTATTATGACAAACACATTTTTCAATCCCACTACGGTGGAAATTGAAATGGTAGAACATGATGCATCCACATTGGCTCACGCATTGTATGGTAATCAAACTAAAGCGGTTTCTTCTGGTATATACACCGTATATGATAACAATAACGATATCTACAAACAGTACAACCTATACGAAGTTAAGGACGAGTTTAATGAGACCTTATATGAAGTTAGGGAGGAAAAAACAGATATTGACGAGACATTAAATTTCGATGATATTACTCAATAATGGCAAGAAGAAAAGTTCCGAGTCAAGCGGCAAGCGGTGCAGAAACATTTAGTGATAGTTTAGTCGGTAGACAAATTACCGACGGTACTAGCCAATTGACCAATACGAACTTCGCCATTGATAGAACGATTCCCGATAGAGATGTAAAAACTTTTAGATCGGGTCAGTTTTCAGATTTTTTAACCTTAGATGATATTAAGGACGAAAAATATAAATCCGAAGATGAGGTATCAGTATCAGAATCAAGAAAGAAAGAGGTAAAGTTTAGAGGATCAAAAGACGACGCAAACAAGTCTTTATTTGGTTCGTTAAAAAACAGAATTGCTGTTTCCGTAACCAACATTATTCAAAAATATCCTGCGGCTGTTTTAATTGATAAAAATAGTTCAGTAAGAAATTCAAACTACACTGTTGATAATATATCATATGATGTTAGTTTAAACACAACACAACTTGAAGTTGATTACGGTAGATTATACAACCCAATGGATGTTGTTTTTGTGAAACTGAATAGTCAGGTCGAACCAAACACTACAAATAAATTAAGAAATTTTTATTCCTCATTTACAAAATATGTTATTGAAATAAGTGGTGTGACATATGATATTGTATCATATACAGAACCCGATAGTGATAACATAGTAATTTTAAAAGTAAAAGGTAAACCTTTCAATTCTTCAAACTATAGTGAAAATGTTTTAATCAGACCTAACGATGGATTGGTTGAAGAATTTTTTTCCAATATAGATGAATTAGAAGAAAGTTTATTAAATAGAGAAACAAGTCCAAAATACACTGCAACGTTTACAATACCGAGGGATAGTATTGATAAATCTGATACGGTTTTATCTGAGGTGGAAATTACATGGCCACTTTCAGAAGACAATTGGAACATACAAATAGTTGGTCTTGAATTCGATATCTACATAAGAGACTTGTCTGAAATTGCGGAACAAGTGGATGATTACAAATCTAATTTATTTGTTAGATTTATGACATCACCACAACTTTTTGAATTTGATACTGAAGACAAAAAGGCGGAGTCGATATTCCAATTATATGGACATAGTTTTGATAGAGTAAAAAAATATATTGAGAACATTGCTTACATGAGAAATGTAAGTTATGATGGGATTAACAACTTACCTGATATACTTTTAAAAAATCTTTCAAATACACTCGGTTTATCTACGGTTAATTTATTCGACGAGAAAAAACTTGAAGAATTATTATATACTAGACAAGATGCTCAATATTCAGGATTGGCGGTTGGTAAAACAATTGTTGATGCCGAATATGAATTCTACAGAAGATTATTAGTCAATTTATCTCACATATATAAATCAAAGGGTACCCGTTCGTCTATTGAATTTTTCTTAAGATTTTTAGGTGCACCTGAACCAATGATTAAAATTAATGAGTTTGTTTATCAAATCACCTCATTTCCAAAATCGTTTGACTTAGATGGTGACATATATGATGTTGTTTCTGGTACAAAAACAATTAATGTTGCGACATTTGTACAAAGTGGGTTTACATACCAAGTAGAATCCATAACTGGTTCAACAACATTCACATTGGATTCGTATCCTGTTGAAGAAGGAACAAAATTTCCAAAAACTGCTTATGACGAATCATCAAATGTCTTTTTCCAAAAAGGTGCCGGTTGGTATGATATAACATTAGACCATAGATCTGTTGATATACTCGATACCGAAAATTCGGTTCTTACAGGAAGAACCAAAACAATAAAAACAAAAAATAAATCCTTTACCTATGGTGAAGATTATTTTGACGTTTTCAGAAGTCTACCTGGTTTAGATACGGGTTATGATATTGTTGGTAAAGTAGATAATAGACAAAGACAAGTTGCGGATAATTATGGTTCTTTTATTTTCAATAGAAAAAATATAGAAGTTTATCTATCATCTGCAAATGCTATTAACTATGATATTTGGAGAAAATCAAGAGAATTAGAAATATCATTTGGTAGTCAAACATTAGAACCGCAAACAGGGGTAACTTTTGCCGAGTATGTGGATAGAATGATGAGTACTCAGATAACTAATTCCCATACAATAAAATACAAAAAGAACTATATAAAACTTGAAGATATTTTTCAAGATTATGTATCATCTACAGGATTTACATCATACAATTATCCTGATGTAAATGAATTTATTTCCAAAATGGGTCCATATTGGACAAAAGTTTTGGATCAGATTATTCCCGCCACAACACTATGGACTGGTGGTAATTTAATTGAGAACAATATATTCGGTAGACCGAAATACAAATACATAAAACCATGTCAACCGGTTGAAATTGTGGAAGATTTGTATCCCGATTTTGATACAATAATTGAAGAGATTGAGAATGATGTTAGTGATTCAATATATGGTGATATTGGAGAAACCGATACAAACAAAAATGGTTCTGTAAGATTTTATCCTGCATTTGAGATTGATGGTATTACCTATTCAGGTGAAACACATAATCCAGATCATTATGCTTTATTAAGTGGTTGTACGTCAATTACAGGTACAAGTGCACAATTATATAATACATGTCCACCAGATACAACCGATTTTAGTTTAAATCCCGATATCGACGAACTTCAATCTTTATGGTTGACGGCAACAGAAAATGTTATTGATTATGTAAATGAAAATTCACCATTTGAAATTTCAAACAGTATTACAAATGCGACTGGAGGTACAACTGGATATACTACAATTGATATATTTTCTTATGAAATTTTTACAGATGAATCAGGTGTAAAGAAAATAAGATTTAAATCACACAAATATGGATACAATGATTGTACTATAGGTGATTTAATTTTTAAAGTTATAACAATAGAATTCAATGAGCCGTATGATTGTGATTTTAGTGGTGGAACTGCATCGGAAACAAGTTCAACTCCTACTCCAACACCAAGTATAACACCAACTATAACGATAACACCAACTATAACTCCTACTCAGACTATTACACCCACTTTAACAATTACACCTACTTTAACCGTAACTCCAACACAAACAATTACACCTACTCAGACTATTACACCAACGTTTACAATAACTCCTACATCAACACCTAATTGTGACTTTACAATTAGTGCTAGTTATGTTGCGCCAACTCCAACACCGACTGTAACACCCACACAAACTATAACACCTACATTTACTATTACACCAACATATACACCAACACTTACAATAACTCCGACATTAACTCCTAATTGTGATTTCGAGATAACTACTGATTTCGTTCAACCAACACCTACACCAACTCTAACCCCAACGTTGACGATAACACCTACGTTTACTATTACACCAACTATTACGCCAACACAAACTATTACACCAACAGTAACACCTGATTGTGACTTTACAATTAGCGCTGGTTATGTTGCACCAACACCTACACCAACTATAACACCTACTTTAACTATTACACCTACATTTACTATTACACCGACTATAACTCCAACATTTACTATAACTCCGACATTAACACCGGTTTGTGA